GCCTCCGCCACAGGCTATCAGGGCGCGGCCTCCACCACGGGCGATCATGGCGCGGCCTCCGCCACAGGCTATCAGGGCGCGGCCTCCGCCACAGGGAAAGCCGGTGTGGCGCTCGCGGCTGGCCTCGAATGCAAAGCGATGGGCGCTCTTGGCTGCGCGATCTGCTGCGTAGAACGCGACGAATGGAACGGGAAGACGTATCCGATTGTCGCGGTAAAAGCTGCAATCGTAGATGGCGAAAATATCAGAGCAGATACCTGGTACCAGCTGAAAAACGGTGAATTTGTGGAGGTGGAGTAAATGCTCGATACAATCTCCACGGCGAAGATGAGCCGCGAAGAATGGCTGGAGGAACGCAGAAAGTCCATCGGCGGGAGTGACGCGGCGGCTGTTATCGGAATGAGCCGCTTTGCAAGCCCGTACACGGTATGGATGGACAAGACCGGGCGGCTTCCGGAAAAGGAAGACACAGAGGCTATGCGGATTGGCAGAGATCTCGAGGAGTATGTTGCAAAGCGTTTTGAGGAAGCGTCCGGGAAAAAGGTGCGGCGCTGCAACTACATCATTCGGAATCCCGCGTATCCGTGGGCGCACGCAGACATTGACAGGCGAATTTCCAGCGAAAATGCAGGGCTGGAGTGTAAGACAACATCGACGCTTGACATTCGACAGTTCAACGGCGTGGAGTTCCCGGAACGCTACTATGCACAGTGTGTGCATTATCTGGCCGTCACCGGCCTAGACCGTTGGTATTTGGCGGTGCTCGTCTTCGGGCGCGGATTTTTTACATACACGCTGGAACGCGACGAGGCGGAAATCTCCGCGCTGATGGAGGCGGAGCAGCTTTTCTGGCGGTGCGTCGAGGAGGATACGCCGCCGGTTCCGGACGGTTCGGAGGCGACGACGGACGCGATCAGCACGGTTTATGCCGACAGCAGCGGCGAACAGCTTGATTTGTTCGGACGCGAACAGCTGTTGTCTGAGTATATGCAGATCAAACGTCAGGCGGCGGCACTGGCGGAGCGCAGCCGCGAGATCGAAAACACGATCAAGCTCGATATGGGCACGGCAGAGCGGGCCGCCTGCAACGGCTACAACGTCTCTTGGAAGCAGCAAAACCGGCAGACGTTTCAGCCCAAAGCCTTTAAAGAGGCATACCCGGATATCGATTTGGCACCGTTTTATAAAACGGTGCAGGCCCGGCCATTCAAAATTACAGAAATCACGAAGGAGGATGGCTTGCAAAGTGTTTCCACATGATTTAACAGGGCTGACATTCGGACGCCTGACTGTAATCGAGTGCGCAGGCAAGGACATCCACCGAGAAAGCCTTTGGCGATGCAAATGCTCTTGCGGAAAGGAAACGACCGTTATCCGAAGCAATCTTCGCAACGGGAACACGCTCTCATGCGGATGTTATGGACGAGAACGAAGGTCTGATGCAAACAAAACGCACGGTGGATCTGGCTCCCGCCTCTACCGCATCTGGAAAGCGATGCACACAAGATGCTATAACCCTCATTTTAAAATGCATCGATATTACGGAGGCCGTGGGATCAAGATATGTGATGATTGGCTTTACAGCTACACAAGCTTTCGCGAATGGGCGTTATCAAATGGGTACACGGAAAATTTAACGATTGATCGGGTTAATCCTGACGGTAATTATTGCCCAGAGAATTGCCGCTGGGCGACAATGGCAGAGCAAAACAGGAACAAACGATGCCCTAACGGGCAAAAATTGAAGGGAGAATAACCTATGGAAGGTATCATTCAGAAGCAGACGGCTATGCAAAAAGCTCCGCAGCAAAAGCAAATGTCTGTCACGGCTCTTGTAAACAGTATGCTTGACAAAGACGGTATGCGCAAGCGGTTTGACGAGCTTCTCGGCAAGCGAACACCGCAATTCGTTTCATCTATCGTTTCTATGGTAAACGCAGACAAAAACTTGCAGCAGGCATTTTACGAATCCCCTATGACCGTGATCCAGGCATCCCTAAAAGCGGCGATGTTTGACCTTCCGATTGACCAAAGCCTTGGATACGCCTACATCGTCCCGTTCAAGAATTATAAAAAGGATCTCGGCGCAAAAAAGATGGAAGCTACGTTTATTCTTGGCTGGAAAGGTATGCACCAGCTGGCGTTGAGAACCGGCGCATACAAGACAATCAACGTCGTCGACGTTCGAGAGGGTGAGTTGAAGAGCTACAACCGTCTGACGGAAGAGGTCAAAATTGACTTTATAGAAGATGAGGACGCGCGCGATGCTCTGCCGATTATCGGATATGTCGGCTATTATCGGCTTGTGAACGGTGCGGAAAAGACCGTGTACATGAGTACGAAATCCATTGCGGCACACGAAAAGAAATTCCGAAAGGGCGAGTTCCAAGGAAAAGGCTGGCGCGGCGACTGGGATGCAATGGCTAGAAAGACAGTCTATCGTATTCTGATTGGGAAATGGGGCGTCATGTCCATTGACTATCAGACGCGCGGAGAGGGAGAGCAACTGGCAGACGCGATTGCTGCGGATATTCAGGAAGAAGGTCTGATTGACGGGACAGTCGTTGACGAGAGTACCGGTGAAGCAATCGAAACGTCGGAGGTAGAAAATGCTGAATAAAATCGTCCTGATGGGCCGCCTGACCCGTGACCCGGAGCTTCGGCAGACGCAAAGCGGAAATTCTGTTGTATCCTTCACGCTTGCCTGCGACCGCGATTTCGCGGCGCAGGGCGCGGAGAAGGAAACGGACTTCGTGGATATCGTCGCATGGCGCGGCACGGCTGAGTTCGTCAGCAAGTATTTCTCCAGGGGCCGCATGGCCGTGGTGTCTGGCCGTTTGCAGATCCGCAACTGGGAAGACAAGGACGGGAACAAGCGCAAAACGGCAGAGATCGTCGCAGAAAGCGTTTATTTCGGCGACAGCAAGCGGGACGGGCAGAATGCTTCTGCCGCTGCACCGGCATCTTCGGAGTTCAGGCCGCTGCCGAGCACAACGCCGGTTCCGTTCTCTGCGCCGGATATGCCGCAGATGGAGATCGGCGACGAAAACGAGCTTCCGTTCTGAGGGCCGACGGATGGGAGATAAAAAGGAATACGTCAAGCTGTGGCTGAGTTACAGGAGCTATTTCGAGGCGTACAGTGCTGCTGAGGTGGGGCGCTTGGTGCTGGCTGCGATGGATTATCGCGAGTCGGGAGCAGAGCCAGAGTTCAGCGGGAGTGAACGTTTCATTTGGCCTGCGATTCGACGGGACATTGACGAATCCGTAGCGGCGCAAAAAGCCGTCTCCGCGTCCAGAAGTGAGGCAGGAAAGCAGGGCGGTCGTCCTGAATCCGAAAAAGCAAATGCTTTTGACGAAAGCAACGAAAAGCAAAAAAAGCAAATGCTTTCCGAGGAAAGCAAAAAAAGCTATGGACAAAGGAAAAGGACAAAGGAAAAGGACATGGACAGTATTCTTTCCCCCCTTCCCCCCACACTGCGCGAAGCAGTTGAAAAATGGGTGGCGTACAAGGGAGAACGACGGGAGGAGTATAAGCCTGTTGGCCTGCAAAGCCTTGTCACACAGATCACGAAAGCCGCAGAGGAATATGACGAGGCTACAATGATCGACGTGATAACCCGCTCTATGGCCGCAAATTACAAGGGGATCGTGTTTGACTGGCTGAAAGAGGCCAGCACACGCCCTGCGGCGCTTGGCCGCGCAGCAAAGCCCGGCTACGGCGTGCAGCAGCACCACGACGAACTTAATCCGATGGAACGCGCAGCCGTGGACAGGCTGCTGGAAGGAGGATAAAGCATGAGATTTGTTTGCGATTGCTGCAACGATCTGACCAACATCGAGGCAGACCGGATGGAGATCCAGGGCGACAAGCTGATGGTGTACAGCCGCGGGCGGCTGGTCTACGTTGCGGATCTGGGCCAGATCATGCTGGCGAAGCTGACGCCGGGGAGGGATGAGGCAAGATGAAAGAGAATGTGCTGGAGCGAAATGCAAGGCTGGATACCGAACGGAAGATTGCGGATTTTCGAGTAAAACAGCAGATGGATTATGCGTTCAAGGTGAAATACGCCAAAATCCGCGCATGGGAATTCTACGATCACCCAGACGTTGCAGGTAGCTGCTACGTAGCTGTCGGCGGGCTGGATTCCATTACGCTGCTCCTGTTCCTTCGCAGCATTGGTATTGATGTGCCTGCCATCTCGGTATCGTCGCTTGAGGATAAAAGCATTCAGCTGATTCACAAGCAACTCGGCGTGAAGCCGCTGAAACCGCTGAAAAGCAAAGTGGAAGTGCTGCGGGAGTACGGATGGCCGGTGATCTCCAAGGAAGTTGCGGGGAAAATCTCGCTTTTGCAAAATCCAAGCGAGAAAAACGCAACGGTACGCCATGCGATCATCACTGGGGAAACAGGGGCTTACGGCGGGTTCCGCACGGGGACGCGGATGAAGCTGGCGCAAAAATGGCTGGAGATCTTCGGCGGATACGAAAATGAGAATGAAGGCGTTAGCTACAAAACGCCGGATTTTCTCGTATCGGATAAGTGCTGCTATTACCTGAAAGAAAAGCCTTGCAGCGATTATGCCAAAGAAACCGGAAGCTTCCCGTATATGGGCCTGATGGCGTCCGAAGGAGGGCGCAGGCAGAAAGCGTTGATGATGAACGGGTGCAACTACATATCACCTGGAACGAAACGCAGCTGTCCATTCGCGATTTTTTCGCGGCAGGATCTTTTGCAGCTTGCGCTGGATTTGCAGGTTCCGGTGCCGGAAATCTACGGAGAAATCGTGCGCGACACAGACGGAACACTCAGGACGACAAAAGCACAGAGAACCGGGTGCTCCATGTGCGGGTTCGGCGTGCACATGGAAAAACGCCCACACCGGTTCGACCGGCTGGGGGAGCGGAATCCAAAGGAGTGGGAAATGTGGATGAATCACGTAATGCAGGATGATCGCGGGAACTGGTACGGCTGGGGCCGTGTGCTGGACTATATCGGCGTCGAGTGGCGGGATCCGGAAGCCGCGCTGTTAAATCCGGATGAACTGCCGGGACAAATGGTTCTTGAAGGAATGGAGGAAGACGCGCTATGACAGACAAGAAAATCGTGCAGGCGCTGCGGCGCTGCCAATTTGGGGCACCGTGCGCTCGCTGCCCGGCAGTGAGCTATAAAAACTGCATGGACGAGATGCATAAGTGCGCAGCCGACCTCATCGAGCGCCTGACCGCCGAGAATGCGGCGCTGCGGGAGAAACAGCGGTGGATTTCCGTGATAGAAAAAACGCCAGAGTATGATATGCCGCAGCTTGCGCTAAATGCTGACGGGGATGCACTCATTGCAAATTACGCATACGGCGAATGGTTTGATACATGGGGGCAAGACGTGGAGGTCACCCACTGGATGCCGCTGCCGGAAGCGCCGGAGGAAGGAGGAAAGGCATGAGTAAAGCTGTACTGATCAGCATTCGCCCGGAGTGGTGTGAGAAGATCATCAACGGGCGGAAGAACATTGAGGTGCGTAAGACGCGCCCGAAGATGGATACGCCGTTTAAGTGCTACATTTACCGTTCGGTTCAGGGCGGCGTCATAGGCGAGTTTGTATGCGACGACATTTTTGAAAGGATCGTCAGAGTAGGAGCAATCTGTGAACCGCCGAAATATTGCATCTGCGATTGGAACATGGACTGCACACCACTTGATACGCTTCTTGCAGATGCCTGCCTGACAAAAGACGAGCTGGAGAAGTATCTGGACGGCGGCGTCGGCTACGGATGGCACATTTCCAACCTCAAAATTTACGATCACCCGCGCGATCTATGGGAGTTTGCCTGTCTGCAGCGGGAGACAGAATTCGGCCTTGCGCCCAGGCCAATCACGCGCCCGCCGCAGAGCTGGCGGTATGTGGAGGAAGAACTATGGAACGACTGACTGAATGGAATGACGAACAAATTCGTCATGCCTATTACCCGCGCTGCTTCGAAGAACCGTGCTACGGAAGCGGGTGCAAAATCAATGATTGCCCGTTTGAAACAGCGGCGTGTGATCGACTTGCGTCCTACGAGGACAGCAGATGTGAGCCGGAGGAAGTTCTGCCAAAAGACAAGGCTGACGAGATTGCGTTGAAGCTAATGCGCATTGCAGATTTGGAGAGCCTTTGCAATTATACCCGCCTCCGCGAGCTTGCCGAGGCCGACAAGGACGGGCGCGTGGTGGTGCTGCCGTGCAAGGGATATTCTAGCATTGATATTGCGCGGGACGGAGTTTCTTACAGACCGGATCACTGGAATATCTACTTGACGGCGTATGCGCATGGACAGAATACGCCAAGCGGGCTGAAAGTGGGGCTTTTTGACATTGGAGAGGTCGAACGGGCGATGCAGGAAATGGAGGGCAAGAAGGATGGCTAAGCACATAACAAGCGCACAACTGCAGGAAATAATGGACGCGGCGGAAAGAGGACTCGATGAATACAACGAGGTACTGCGGCGGATCGCCGGAATCGAGGCAAGAGAATATACCTCATACCAGTATTTTGGTGAACGCGGTGAATATGTAGGCGACGACAACGAGATGTTGCTTGAAGATATACTGGATAACGCAGGTGTGGAGGTGCGCGATGCCTGAAGAATTTATCAGCAGAACCGAGGCGCTGAAAGACTTTGAATCCTGCAACGCGGAAAATCCGAACTGGACGCCTCAGCGTGTGAAAACGCTCCTGCTGCGTCAGCCCGCCGCCGACGTTGCGGAGGTGGTGCATGGAACGCCGGTGACGGAAGTGCGCAAGAAGACGATTGTGGGATACCATGAGGAGATCGGAGTTTTAGCGGAAGACCGCTCTACACTTTACCGCAGGAATATGGTGCATGTGGACATCCCGTATGACTACTGCCCGGTGTGCGGCGCAACGCTGTGCTCGCGGTGGCATAATTTCTGCGGGAAATGCGGGGCGGAGATGGATGGAGCTGCCGAATGAGCGGATTGCGATTTGCTCGTGGGAGCGTGAAAGGAGGAAAACTGATGCAGGATTGCTGCCTGACTTGCAAGAATCTGGAATACAGAAAGAACTACGTTTATCCGTATCGGTGCTTGAAGCACAGGGCAGAACGGTTCTCCGAGGAAGAACTAGAACGGATGTACTTTTCCGGAGAGGAATGCAAAGACTTTGAACAAAGGAGGTGGCCTGATGGGCACAATTCTGGCGATTGATCCGGGAAACACTCAGAGCGGCTACGTCGTGGTAGAACACGACGGCGAAGAGATCCGCCGCGTGCTGAAAGTCGGGAAGAAATCGAACGAAGATATGTTTGGCGTGATTGTTACGCCATATGACTTTTATGATCATTTTGCAATTGAAATGGTTGCCGGTATGGGAATGCCGGTAGGTGCAGAAGTATTTGATACCTGCTTTTGGATTGGGCGTTTTTGGGAGTATGTAGACAGCCACGGAGAGCCGCGACCAATGCAGAAGATCTTCCGCCGCGAAGAGAAGCTTTACCTTTGCGGCAGAGCGTCGGCGAAGGATGTGAACATCAGACAAGCCCTCGTCGACCGCTATGCGCCCGGCCAGCCGAATTTCGGCAAGGGCACAAAGAAGAACCCCGGCTTCTTCTACGGCTTCTCGGCGGATATGTGGGCGGCTATGGCCGTTGCGGTCACATATTTTGATAAGTACATCAAGGGGGTAAAGCTATGAGCAAGACGCAGCGCAAGCCGCCAAGGCCGCCGATGCAGCTGACGTGCGATGCCTGCGGGAAAACGTTTATGCGCGCACCATCGAAGTACAAGGCAAAATACAATTTTTGCAGCGAGGCGTGCGCCTGGGCGGCACATGGGGAAGCTGTGATGGGCCTGGCGGAGCGCGTGCAGATCCTGATTACACGATCAATCCCGGTATACCCGGAAATGCAGCCCGTTCGAGGGCGGATCTATCCCGCCGAGAAATACAAATACAGGACAAACCGGACGGGCTACGTCGTTGCGGTAAACGGTAAGCGCGTATGTGTGAGGGTGAACGAATGCATGGAAATCTAGGGCTTACACCGGTGCAGGCCCCGTGTAAGGGCTGCGCGGACAGGCATACCGGCTGCCACACGGACTGCACCCGATACATAGCATTCCGCCGGGAGGCGGACAGATACAAGCAGGAGCAATCGAAGGATGCAGCGAGATATGCAACGACACGGGGCTGCATGCGGACGCTGCACGATGCGAACCGCGCAAAGCGTGAAGGGAGGCAACATTACTGATGAGCGGGATCACAGAGCAGGAACATGCGGCGTGGCTGGAAAAGGCGTTGCAAGCGCTCTATAAATCCAAGCCGCTTGCAATCGCGATTGTGGCAAAAAACGGAAGCGGGCAATACGCTTACGGGCTACTACAATGCGAACGCACAGGACAAGGCCGTGTTTGCCCACCATATCCAGAGCGAGATCGTGCTGGACATTATCAAGGCAAATGCCGCAGAAATCAAGGCCATGATGGAGGGCGTAGACGATGGAACAGATTAAAGGCGCAAAGTACGACGACGGGAAGCCTCGCCCGTCGCTCGTGCCGGTAGAGGCAATCGAGGCAATCATGAAAACCCGTGAACACGGGATGCGCAAATACGGAGCCGCCGAGGACTGGCGGAGCATTGACGCGGAGAGGTGGCACGAAGCCCTTTTACGGCACGTTCTGGCGATGTGGGAGAATCCTGTTGCCATCGATCCTGAATCCGGCATACCGGCTCTGTGGCACGTTATAACTAACGCTGCATTCCTGTGCGCGGCGCTGAAAGAAGAGCTGAAAAGTGAGATGGAGTTTGCGGAGGTAATGCGGGAGGAAGAAAATGAGTAATCCGCGCTACGGCTGGTGGGGATACGTCAAGTGGATGATTCGTGGCTACAAAAATGGAGCGCTGTTAACGAAGGCGGAGAGCGAAGCAGTGCGCGATGCAGTTACGGAGACAGGCCAGCTTGTCGACGGAGCTGAGCGCTTAAAGCTTGTAGACATGGTTCTCTGGAAGCGCACACACACCATTCAGGGGGCGGCAATGGCTATTTTCGTCTCCGACCGCACCGCGCAGGAGTGGCACAGGCAATTTATTCGCCTTGTGGGGCAAAAAAGGGGTCTTTTGTAAAAAAGTCTGCGTCCCAGAGCCAAATTTAACATTTATCATAAGGGCGTAGAGATCAACTCTACGCCCCTTTTCATCGGCACCGCAGCGTTCTGCGGAAACCTCCTCCTCCTGTTCTCGTGTTCTCCGGTGTGAATAAATATATTTATTCACACACGGAGACACGAGAACGAAAGAATGAGGCAGAAAGGAGCGGCTATGGCGAGTTTGCGCGCCCTTGCACACAAGCTGCAAACAGCGCTCTTGTACAACGGAATCAAAATAAAAATCAATCAAATGCAGACCTATTCCGCGAAAAATGACAGGATGGTGACGAAATACATGGTTTACGAATATCGACCTGATGAAAAGCCGAAGAATGTCACTCTGCTGGAAACGTACCAGATTGCGGATGTGGTGAAACTGCTGGCCGGACTTTACAGTGATGGCGGATGAAAAGCTTACGCTGAAGCAGAGACGATTCTGCGAAGAATATTTGAAATCCGGCAATGCCACAGAAGCGGCGAAAAAAGCGGGATATAGCCTGAAAACGGCCCCGTTCATCGGCGCTGAAAACCTAAAAAAACCTCAAATTTCTGCCTATATTGAGCGCAGGATGGGCGAACAAGAAGCGGCGCTGGTCGCTGACGCAAACGAGGTGCTGCAGTTTTATTCTGCTGTTATGCGCGGAGAGGTAAAGGACCAATTTGGAATGGACGCTTCGCTTTCCGACCGCCTGAAGGCTGCAGACAGTCTGGCGAAACGTCTTGCTGCGGCAGAACTTAAGCCAAACGCGGAAGATGCGGTGCGGGTGATTATCGATGTCTGATGTTCGGTTGTCAGAAAAAATCGGCCCTGCCTTTTATAGTGTGGCGCGTGACGTATTCCGGCACGGCCATACACACTACGACGAGAGCGGCGGGCGCGGCTCCCTGAAATCCTCGTTCGTGTCCATCATTGTCCCAACCCTGCTGATGCAGGAGGAAAACAAAAACTGCCATGCGTTGGTGCTTCGCAAGGTTGCAAATACGATACGCGATAGTGTTTATGCGCAGTATGTCTGGGCAATTGGAGAACTCGGCGCGGCGGAATATTGGGAAGCCAAAGTCTCCCCGATGGAGCTGATTTATAAGCCAACCGGGCAGAAGATCATGTTCCGGGGCGCAGACGACCCGATGAAGATTAAATCCATCAAGGTCCCGTTTGGATATATTGCCGTGACGCACTTTGAAGAAAAAGACCAGTTCGCGGGGCGTGCGGAAATACGAACGATCTTACAGTCTACAATGCGCGGCGGCTCTAAGTTCTGGAACTTTGAAAGCTATAACCCGCCGATCAGCCGCGACAACTGGGCAAACAAGGACAGCTCGGAAGAACGAGCTGACCGGATGTGCCACAAGTCAACATATCTGCAAGCGCCACCTGAATGGTTGGGGCAGCAGTTCCTTGATGAAGCCGAACACCTGAAGGCCACAGACGAGCGGGCATATCAGCATGAGTATCTCGGTATTCCGGTCGGCACAGGCGGAAATGTGTTTGAGAATTTGGAACTGCGAGAGATTACCGACGAGGAAATCAGCCGCTTTGATAGGATTTATCAGGGCGTGGACTACGGCTGGTTCCCTGACCCGTTTGCATTTATCCGCGTGCATTACGACAAGACGCGGGAAACGATCTACCTGATAGACGAAATATATCAAAACAAGCTTTCCAACGAGCAGAGCGCGGGCATGATTAAGGCAAAAGGCTACACCGACGCTTATATCATCTGCGACAGCGCGGAGCCTAAAAGCGTTGCGGACTTCCGCTCGATGGGGCTACCCGCCAAAGCTGCCGTAAAAGGCCCTGACAGCGTGGCGTACGGCATGAAGTGGCTACAGCGCCGGAAGATTGTCGTTGACCGCAGGCGCACGCCGCACGCTTACGACGAGTTTGTGAACTACGAGTACGACCGTGACAAAGACGGAAACTTTATCAGCGGCTACCCAGACGAAAAGAACCATTTGATAGACGCACTGCGCTATGCAGTTGAGCCAATTAGCCGCAGAATGGGAGTTATCGCATGAGTAATGCAGTAATCCAAAAACTGAATGAATTAGGCTATTCCACTATCCCCGAAGAGTTTTACGGTAAGGTGACGGAGTGGAAAAGCTGGTATCAGGGCAACGTAAAAGGATTCCACAGCTACCGCGTGCGCAACGGCGAGAGCATGGTTAGTTGCAAGCGGTACTCTCTCGGCATGGGGAAGAAGCTGTGCGAGGATTGGGCCAATCTGCTGATGAACGAAAAAGTTCAGATTACTCTTGAGGGGCAGAAGGAGCAGGAGTTCATCGACCGCGTACTTACCGAGAACAATTTCACGGTCAAGGCAAATGAGATGCAGGAAATGAAGTCCGCGCTCGGCACGGTGGCATATATCCCCCGCGTCATCGGGCAGGAGATCAACGAGGGTGGCGAGATCGTCCCCGGCAACGCATCCGGTATCATCCTGGACTATGTGACCATCGAAAACATTTACCCGCTGGCATGGCAGAACGGATTTATCAGTGAGTGCGCGTTTTCCTCCGTGGTAACACGCAACGGCCGTGATTATCTATATCTCCAAATCCACCACAAAGACGGACGCGGCGACTACGTCATCGACAATCGCATTTACCGTTATGATAACAAAATGTTGTCTGACGAACAGTTACCCAACGTAAAAGGATTTGAGAACATTCCGCCTGTTGTGCATACTGGCAGCGACAAGAGGCAGTTTGTTATTGACCGGCTCAACATTGCCAACAATTTCAACTATCTCCTGCCGACCGGCATTGCTGTGTACGCAAACGCCATTGACGTGCTGCAAGGCGTGGACATTGCATACGACAGCTATGTAAATGAGTTCCGGCTGGGCAAAAAGCGTATCATGGTCAAGCCCTCTGCGGCAAAGTATTTGGACGGTGAGCCGGTGTTCGACCCGTCCGATGTGGCGTTCTATGTGCTGCCGGAGGATGTCAACGACGGCGCTGTTATTACACCCATCGACATGACCTTGAGGACAGCGGAGCATAACACGGGCATCCAAGACCAACTCAATATCCTGTCCAGCAAGTGCGGATTTGGTGAGACCTATTATCGCTTTGACGGCGGCAGCGTTGCAACGGCTACGCAGGTCATCAGCGAGAACAGCACCATGTTTCGCACGATCAAAAAGCATGAGATCATCCTCGAAGATGCACTGGTGGAGCTGTGCCGCATTCTTCTCCGCCTGGGTAACACCGCGATGGGTGCCGGGCTGAATGAAGACGTGGAAATCAGCATTGATTTCGACGATAGTATCATTGAGGACAAGCAAACCGACTTTTCCCGCGATATGCAGCTTCTCAGTGCGGGCATTTTGAACGATTGGGAGTTCCGCATGAAGTGGATGAATGAGGACGAGGCGACCGCAAAGGCGGCGCTGCCGAAGATGCAGGACATGACGACCGAAGGACAACAGGAGGTAGAGTAATGGGCGGTAGAGGCGGAGCCAGTGGCGGCATTGGAGCCGGAGAAACTGGGCGTGGGCGCGGTATAAGCCTTGCGCGGTTTTTGTCACAGCAGGATATTAACCGAGCAAACGCTGCGTCTGTCACTGATATGGGCGATATTATCAGGCGCACATTCGAGCGCAACGCTGCTGAAATCAATGGGCTTGAGCTGTCGGACGCTGAAAAGAAAGACGCAGTACAGCAGATGGCAACTCTCGCAACAACGGCGCTCAAAACGGCGGCAGGAGCAGTCAATCCTTATGCAAGCGGGCCTGCGCGCCTGACAACGGCGCAGAAAACAGGAAGCGCCGCAGACAGAGCTGCAAGAGCGCGCGGTGAAATGGATAGCTACATGCGGAAATTGCGTGACCAGTCCAGTAAAAACCGCAAAGCAGCAGAAAACAAGGCGTTTTCCAATGCCTTTGTAACAGCGCAAAAGTCCGGCGCGTTGGAAGTTACGGTAAACGGTAAGAAATACCGCAGAGCTAACAAGCGCAGCGGCACATGGCGCCCGGTATGATTAACTTTGAAAATCTCGACAAGTTCACATTCCTCGGCGTGGGCAAGTACGATATTCCACAAATCGAGCCGGTCAAGGCATATCCCGCAGGCGAATTTATCCCCGTGAATTACCATTACACCGCGAAAGACACGAAAAGCAAGATCGTGCATTTCTTCGTGGACGATTATCAATTCATCCGGTATTGGAACATGCCTGACAAATACGTTCCGAAACTGTCGCAGTTTGCGGCAGTGTGTGCGCCGGACTTTTCTACCTACACGGATATGCCGCTGGCGATGCAGGTATACAATCACTATCGTAAACACTGGCTTGCGGCATACTGGCAGCTCCACGGAATGACGGTTTATCCGACAATCTCATGGAGCGATGAGAATAGTTATGACTGGTGCTTTGACGGTGAACCTGTCGGCGGTGTTGTGGCGGTTTCCTCGGTGGGAACGCAGGCAAACGCTGAAAGCAAGCGCCTGTTCCTGCGCGGCTACGAAGAAATGATGAAACGGCTATCCCCGGAATGGGTGATCTTCTACGGCAGAGTGCCGGAAGAATGCGACTGGAACGTGATACGGGTAAAGCCGCATTACGACGATATTGTGAAACGGAGAAGGGCGGTGAGCGGATGAAGTACCCTTTTTAGCCCAGAACTATTAGACGCCATCCCGGAAGAGCTTGCAGAGCTGTTCCGAGGATTGGAAGATACGCTCCTCGATGAAATATGCAGTAGGCTTGCTCTGAAAGACCAGCTGAACGAAGTGACTGTTCAGGCAATCAGAGCGCTTCGTTCGCATGGTATCGACACGAAGGAGATTGAAAAAGCAATCCGCAAGACCTCTGGAATTAGCGAGAAGAAGCTCAAGGAGCTTTTCGACGATGTTATTGCCAGAAACCAGAAGTATTACACATCGGTTATCGACATGGCAGGGCTGACACAGCCTGATAGTCTGGTGAGCACTGCGACCATCGAAGCGATCAGCGTGCAGACGCTTGATGAATTCCATAACATCACACAGTCTATGGGATTTTTGGTGGACAAAGGCAGGACGATGCTTCCGCCCGCGCGTGCGTATCAGTGGGCGTTGGATTCTGCTGTCATGCAGATTCAGAGCGGGGCGATCAGCTACAATCAGGCGATTAAGTCTGCGGTGCAACAGCTTGCAGGCGGACTGAAAGTCGTGAACTACGGAAGCGGACACGTTGACAACATCGACGTTGCTGTTCGGAGAGCTGTCATGACCGGCGTGAATCAGATCTGCGACCAGTACACGAACCAAAGCGCAGAGTACCTTGATACGAGATACTTTGAAGTGTCTGCGCACTCTGGAGCGCGTGATAAGCCGGGAGCTTCGCCGTGGTCAAGCCACAAGGACTGGCAAGGGAAAGTCTATTACCAGAGTGAAAGCGGCGAACCTGACCCGCTGGGGCTTTACGATGACCTTGTAAAGACGACTGGTTACGGATATGTTGACGGGCTGACAGGTGCAAACTGTAGGCATCACAAATACCCGTTTGTTCCGGGAGTTTCGGAGCGAACTTACACCGATAAACAGCTTGAGCATATCGACGATGGTCTTGGCTGCACGTTTGACGGAAAGACTTACACAGCCTATGAAGCGACGCAGATGCAACGCCGAATAGAACGGCAAATCCGCGCGCAGAAGAAGCTTAGAAACGCATACAAAGAAGCTGGGCTTTCCGAAGACGCGACCGCAGCGGACATAAAGCTTCGGCGGCTGAACGCAGAATATAGCAGGTTCAGCAAGGCGGCGGGGCTGCCGGAACAGCGAGAAAGGACAAAGGTATATGGACTGGGGTGAAGTGAAAAAAGCCGCCGATGCCATTCTTAAACGCGGGAATGACGTTGAGATACGCCGAAAAGGCGATGGATACATCGTTTTAGAGGTCAAAAAGACAATAAAATACAACTCTCCCGCGTAATTGGGCGCGAGAAAGGGCAATTGGAGCCAGCTGACTACGATTTGTAGTCGGTTGGCTCTTTTTATTTATCAACACTGTCCGACAGGACGTTAAACAAGGAGATTTTTATGACAGAAGAAACCAACGTGCAGGGCACGGAAAACACTGCGCAAGAGCAGGAGAAAACGTTTACTCAGGCTGATGTTGACAAGATGATTCAGTCAAGGCTTGACAGAGAACGGAAGAAATACCCCAGCGAGGAAGAGATCACCGCATACCGGACATGGAAAGACAGCCAGCAGACCGAGCAGGAGCGGCAGGCCGAGCGCGACAAGGAGTTTGCGGACAACAAGTCCGCTCTGACCGCAGCGCAGGCCGAAGTGCAGCAGCTCAAGCGCGAGAAGTATGTGCTTTCCAAGGGGCTGACCGGCGAGGAAGCGGAGTTTATCTCCTTCAAGGCCGAGAAGATGGTGGATGACAAGACCACTTTTGAGCAGGCCGTGGATAAGCTCACTGAGAACCGGCAGAAGGTCAAATTTGATTGGACTGCCCAAGCTGGCGGCAGTAGTGAGAAAAGCAACACCAATGCTGCGATGAATTCTTTGATTCGCGGCGCACTTAAATAAAAGGAGAATTGACACATGGCAAATATCATTGACAGAAGTGCACTTTCCGGTCTGATTCCGGAACCCGTAACCCGTGAGATCATGCAGGGCGCTATCGCGGAATCCGCTGTCCTGCGTATGGGCCGCAGACTGGCGAATATGTCCAGCAAGACCCAGACCATCAACGTGCTGGATGCTCTGCCTTCCGCGTACTTCGTAAACGGCGAGGCTACCGACAGCGGCGCTGGCTCCGCATTCAAGCAGACCACGAAAATGGCGTGGGACAAGAAGAAACTTTATGCTGAGGAAATCGCGGTCATCGTCCCCATCCCCGAAGCTGCTCTGGATGATGCAGACTACGACATCTGGGGCGAAGTCAAGCCCCGCCTGACCGAGGCTTTCGGCAAGGTCATTGACGCCGCTATCCTGTTTGGCACCAACAAGCCTACCACTTGGCGCGAGGGTGTTGTTCCTGCCGCAATCGCTGCGGGTAACGGCGTTCCAGTTGGCACGGACACCTTCGACGACATCATGGGCGAAGGCGGTTTGATCTCGAAGGTCGAGCTAGACGGCTTCAACCCAAACGGCGTTATGTCCGCGATCCAGATGCGCGGTAAGCTGCGCGGCCTCAAGGACACCACCGGCCAGCCCATCTTCAAGTCCGATATGCAGGGCGCTACCCGCTACGGTCTGGACGGCATGGACATGTACTTCCCGATGAACGGCGCGTTTGATCCGAATCAGGCGCAGATGATCGTCGGCGATTGGAGCCAGCTGGTGTACGCCATTCGGCAGGACATGACCTTCAAGATCTTCACCGAGGGCGTGATTCAGGATCCGACCACGAAGGCCATTACCTATAACCTGATGCAGAACGATATGGTTGCACTCCGCGCTGTCATGCGCCTGGGCTGGGAAATCGCGAACCCGGTCAACGCCTACAACGTGGACAAGGCCAATCCGTTCCCGTTCTCCGTCTACGGCAAGGCTGGAACGGTCTCCACTGTGACTGTCTCCCCGGCAACCGCGACCGTGGCGAAGGGTGCAAGCAAAGCATTTTCCGCCTCCGTTGCGGGTGAAGGCATTGTAAGTGGCGACGTCGAGTGGAGCCAGAACGGCGCAAAGTCGTCTATCACGGAAGGCGGCGTGCTGAAGGTCGCGTCCAATGAGCCGTCCACGAGCATTACCGTCACTGCAAAGTCGAAGCAGGATAGCACTAAGACCGGCACGGCTACAGTCACGGTCGGTTCGTAAAAAATGAAAGGAGCTGGTACGAATGATTTATGCCGACTATGAATTTTACTCCGGCTGCTACTAAGGCAGCATCAATGAGGAGGATTTCCAGCGTCTGGCCGTCCGCGCTAGCTCCTTCCTCGACTACTACACGCAAAACCGAGTAAAGGATTTTGCGGATCTCGAAGCTGTCAAAATGTGCTGCTGCGCTCTGGTCGATCAGTATATGCTGATCGACACTGCACAGGAGCTTGCCAGAAAGAATGTGTCCGCCGGGCGTGCATCTGACGAAGGAGAATTGCAGAGCGAGACTGTAGGCGGCTATTCCCGGACGCTTCGCAGCGGCGGCGATTCTTCCGTGGCTGCATTGAAGGCGGCTTCAGAGGCGAAGAATGCCCTTGCAAGCGTAGCGCGTGAATATCTGGCCCATACCGGGCTTCTTTACAGAGGCAGGTGTTTTGCATGTACGCCCCACACACTGTAACCATCTACAACGTCACGCAGGAGCAAGACCAGGATTTCAAGGACACGCAGAAGCGCTACATCACAGTGATTCGCGGTGTAATGCTCCAAGCGTCGAAAGCTGCCAACGTCCGCGCGAGCGGTCTTGAAGGCGCAGATGCGGTGAATCTGTACATTCCGTTCTCTGCGGTTGCTGTAGACGGCGTGACAGGCGCGGAGAAGCGCTACGTCGGGCCGCAGGAGTTCTGGCGGGCAACTGATAAAAGCAAGATCTGGACGCTATCCACGGACGGTAACGGCGGCACAACATTCTTTGTGAAGGGCGAAGTAGTCGAACCGGACAAGACGGAAGAACAGATCGAGATGCTTTACGACGATGTGTACAAAGTGACAAAGGTGGACATGAAGGACTTCGGCAGTCCTTCTATGCAGCACTGGCAGGTCGGAGGCTCGTAATGCTGAAATTCAGCGTAAAGGCAGACGGATGTGACGCGCTGCTGGAAAAGCTCGCGCAGGCCTGCACCAAAGCAGAGCATATTGTTGCAACGCAGGTGCGGAAGGACACAAGCCCATATGTGCCGTTCCTGACTGGTTCTCTCGACGAGAGGACGCAGGTTGTGGGAAATTCTGTTGTCTACCCCGGCCCGTATGCGCGATTTTTGTACTACGGGAAAGTCATGGTAGATCCGGAGACCGGGAGCACATACGCGCCGAAGGGCGGAACGAAAGTGTTAACCGACAAAAATCTTGTATTTAACAAGTCCGGACACGCACAGGCACAGGCGCACTGGTTCGAGGCTTCAAAGGCTGAGAACCTTGACAAATGGATTCGAGTTGCAGATAAGGCGGTGAAAAATGGACTCTGAAAAAGAAAAAAAGCTTGTTTCTTCTGAGGAAGAACAGGACATATCCAGAAAAATGATGGTCTGGGTAAACTCGTTTTCGGATGACGATCTCCCGGCTGTAACCATCAATTATGAGTTCCTCGCCGCTGATTCCGCAAGCGTGGCTCTGTCCGTGATTCAAGGAGCGTACATCACAAAAAGGTACTTGCTCGGCGGGCATGAGGCAGAATACCAGTTCAAGATCATAGCCCGTATCAAGCCGGGCGGGAGTAACGACAAGCGTCTGAGAGCTGATGCGGTACTGAACCGCTTCGGGGATTGGGCGATCCAGAATTATCCGTCTCTTGGGAATGGCGTTCGTGTCCGTCGCATGGAAGCGGTCAGCCGCGCGGCGGTATTCGCCGTGTATCAGGGCGGATGGGAAGACCATCAAATCTTAATGAAGATGAAATATGAGGTGATTTAACTATGGCAGATATGACCTTTAACACCGTTGCTGGGCAGCCTGTAGACAGAGAACTTTTGATTCTTTTTGTGAATACAGGCACTGATTCCGCCGCCGTGTGGTCGCCGCTTGGGACGCGCGTCACGGATTCGAGCATGGAATACGACTGGCAGAAGAAGTCCGACAAAGATATTCTCGGCAAGACCAGAACCACGATGAAAAAGCCCATCATCACGCAGGACTTTGAACCGTGCGAACTCGATGCAGGAGATGTTGCGCTTATGCATGTCTGGAACCTCGCCGTTAAGGAACAGAACGCGGCGGCTCTGGCGAATCAGGACATTCTTATCGTGCATCATTACGCAGGCACGAAGAAAACGGCTGTTTTTGCAGAGAGATACAAGGGCGCTGCAATCGAGGCGACAGGTCTTGGCGGCGAAGGTGGCGGCTTCGTAGGTATGCCGCTTACTGTAACGCCGGGCGGCGAGAGAATCACCGGAACTGCGGCGGTTGGTTCCAACGGAGAAATCACGTTTACGCCGGACGCGGCATAAGGAGGGACGATAGATGGCGGACATCAAGATTGCAACTGGCGTTGAAAAAATCAACATCAACGACAAGGTAACGCTCGAGTTCAACCCGACAGACGCAGAAATTGTAGAGAAAATTTTTGACGTGTTTAACGGATTGGCAGACCGTCAGCGGAAATATCAGGAAGAAGTGGAAAAGAACGCGAACAAAAAAGAAATCTTTGAGATTGCGCGTCGGGAAAGCAACGAAATGCGCGATACGATCGACAGCCTTTTCGGGGTTCCGCTTTGCACGCCTCTTTTCGGCTCTATGAACGTCCTCGCACTGGCTGACGGTTTGCCTGTATGGAGCAATCTGATGCTCGGCATCATCGACCAGATCGACACTACCTTTGCGAGAGAACAGAAGGCTATGAACCCGAGAATCAAGAAATATATGGAAAGATGGAAAAAGTAATCTGGTCTTTACCGACATCGGTCAACGTAAACGGAACAGAATACGAAATCCGATCTGACTATCGGGCGGTGTTGGATATCCTCACCGCCCTTGTTGATAGCGAGCTGGACGAGCAGGACAAGGCGGAGGCATCGTTGAGAATCTTCTATCCCGACTTTGAGGAAATGCCATCCAGCGACTATCAGGAAGCGCTAAACAAATGTTTTCGGTTTATAGACCGTGGGGAAGAACGCAAAGAAAAGAAGCGAGAACCCGTGCTGATGTCATGGGAGCAGGACTTCGACATGATTATTGCCCCCGTGAACAGAATCGCTGGATGCGAGGTTCGGGCGCTTGAGTATCTGCACTGGTGGTCGTTCCTGTCTTTCTATCAGGAGATTGGAGACTGCCTGTTTGCTCAAGTTGTTCGTATTCGAGACAAAAAGGTACACGGGAAGCCTCTGGACAAGCAGGAGCGGGAGTTCTACCGAAAGAACAGAGATATGATCGATTTGAAAGTTACATACACAGAGGCAGAGAAAGACGTTCTCGCCGCATGGGGCATTTCAAAATAAGGTGGTGAGAAAATGGCAGATGGGAAAATCGTTGTGCAGGCGGAAGTTGACGCAAAAAAAGCACAGCGGGAGCTTGATAAGCTTACGGCAAAAATCGACAAGCTGGAAACCGACCTGAAAAAGAGCAGCGGCGAGCAAAGCGGGATCAAGGCGCAGCTTGACGCAGCAAAGGAATCCGCAAAGCAGGCAGAAACTGCGCTGAAATCGTTGCGCGCAGAATCTGAGCGGCTGCGGCAGGTCACATCCGGCGAGGTGTCTTCATCGCCTGATGCGTATATTTCTGCATACAGTAGGCAATCCGAAGTCGCTGCACAGATTAGAGAGCAGGAAACGCTTCTGAAAGAGCAGGACAAGATCGTTGAGAGCTTGGACGGCAAGTACGCAAAAATTACGGACAAGGTAATGGAACAGACTTCCGCGCTGGACGCGGCGAAGACACGCGCAGGAGAGCTCACGCGAGAGATTACAAACGCAAGCGGCGCGTCCGAACGGATGGAGCTTGCAGCAAAAAATGTTTCCGACAGCATGAACACGTTCAGCAAGCGTGTTTCCGGGCTTTTTAAGCGCGTTCTGGTGTTCTCTCTGATTACTCGAGCGCTGCAAAGTCTTAGAACATGGCTCGGAAAAACAATCATGCAGAACGAGGCGGCGCGTGCAGCGGTTGCGCGGCTTAAGGCGGCGTTTTTGACGCTGGCCCAGCCGATTCTTCAAGTCGTGATTCCCGTTTTTGTGAAGCTTGTGGACATTCTGACGCAGGTTGTTACAGCTATCGCAAAGTTCTTCGGCATGCTGTCTGGCAAAAGCTGGTCTTCGCAGAAATCAGCCGCACAAGGATTGAATGCAGAACAGAAAGCGTTGGAAGGTGTCGGCTCTGCGGCGGAAGACGCAAGTAAGAGCATGGCAAGCTTTGACGAGATCAACCAGCTAACCGATAATTCCGCTTCTGCGGCAGGTGGCGGCGCAGGCGGGGCAGCGTCTACGGATATCGCGCCGGACTTCTCAAACCTCGACATGGCGGAGGATAAACTCCACGATATTCTCGGCCTAGTAGGTGCGATTGCAGCCGGGCTGCTCGCTTGGAAAATTGCAAGCTTGTTCACGAACGACCTGAGCAAGATTTGGGGCATCGCTCTTGCAGTTGCCGGTGCGTTTGCGCTTGTGTACTTCTGGCTGGATGCTTGGAATAACGGAATTGATCTGCAAAATTTCCTCGGCATGCTCGCCGGGCTTGCGGCCCTTGCTGCCGGACTTGCAATCGCATTTGGCCCGACCGCTGCGGCAATCGCTCTCGTGGTAGGTGGCCTTGCGATGTTAGTCGTCGGGATCAAAGATGTGATCGAAAACGGCTTTACGCTGGAAAACACACTGACCATCATCGCCGGACTACTTGCCGCCGGTATTGGGATCAGCATCCTGACGGGCAGCTGGATTCCGCTCCTGATTGCCGGGTTTGTTGCCGCTTTGGTGGCACTTGTTTCCTTTACTGGGCACGGGGAAGAGCTGATTCAAGGGCTGAAAAAAATCATAGACGGATTCGGGAAGTTCTTCAAGGGCGTGTTTACGGGAGACCTGAAACTTGCAGCGGAAGGTGCAAAGCAGATCTGGGAAGGGCTTAAGCAGACGTGGAACGCGATTGTAAACTCCATCAAGGACGCGTGGAGCGCATTTATTACATGGCTGCAGGGCAAGAACCCGGCACTTGCTGCGATTTTTGAAACGATCGGAAAACTGTTCTCCGACCAGTACAACGCATGGAAAAAGATCCTCAGCGGCCTTATTACCTTTCTGACCGGCGTATTCACCGGAGACTGGAAGAAAGCATGGAACGGTGTCCTAGATATTCTGAAAGGCGTTTGGAATCTCATTGTCGGTACAATCGAAGGCGCGATTAACTTCATCATTGACGGAATTAACCTTTTGATTTCCGCTTTGAACAAAATCCACTTTGAAGTTCCAGATTGGGTTCCGCTTGTTGGCGGAAAATCATTTGGCATCAATATTACGCCTGTTTCCCGTGTATCGCTGCCCCGCCTCGCGTCCGGCGCGGTCATCCCGCCGAACCGGGAGTTTATGGCTGTGCTGGGAGACCAGAAGAGCGGGACGAACATCGAAACGCCGCTTGCCACAATGGTGCAGGCGTTCAAGCAGGCCATGAACGAAACGGGCGGCATGGGCGGCAGACAGATCACGGTTGTTATGCAGCTCGACCACAGAGAACTTGGACGCGCGGTGTATAACCTTAACAACGAGGAAACACAGCGCGTCGGAGTGAAGCTTGCGGGGGTGAAGGCATGACAAGCATTTTGAGCCTTGACGGCAAGGAGTATCCGAATCTGCATGTTGTGAGCCTAAAGCGTTCGTTTTCCGTCCTCGACGGCGATAACGCGGGTCGCGTGATGACCGGCGCGATGACGCGCGACATTATCGGTACATTTTACAATTACAGTTTGGAGATCGATCCTGTTTCGTCTGATCTTGCAGAATATGATGCGTTTTACGAGAACATTTCCGCGCCGGTCGATAGCCACGTTCTGACTGTCCCGTATGCGCAATCTGTTTTGACGTTTGATGCCTATGTGGCAAACGGAGAAGATGAACTTGTATCAAGATACGGCGATAGGAGCGAATGGCAGAACTTATCGATTAACTTTGTTGCAATGAAACCGAAGAGGGTTCCGGTATGAGCGTTCGAGTGATTTATGAGGACGTTGCGGTAAGCGCGGCGGAGGCGGCCAGCGTGGCGAGCACCGCTGCGAAGCCCTTCTCCGACCTTCCGGAACTGCCGTATGGCACAGAGCCGGTGATCGTCGCAACAAACGAGCTGAACCAGTGGGTGCTGGACGGCTCCCGCCCGATCCTCACGACCGAGCGGGCAGCGTTCTGGTCTTCGGCTCCGAGCAAAGCGGACTGCACCTTTGACGCGAACCCGACGCTGACTATCACGCTGGACGGCACGTTCGCAAGCTCCGGAATTTACCTCTATTTTGACGGTGGCACCGGCGACTATTGCAGCGCCCTGACCATGACGTGGTACAACGGCGAGACAACCGTCGCGTCGCAGGACTTCACGCCGGACGGCCAGAAATATTTCTGCGCCAAGCCCGTCACGGGCTACAACAAGCTCGTGATTGAGCTGAAAAAGACGAGCCTGCCGTACCGCTATGCAAAGCTCCGGCAGATATTCTTCGGCATCGTCCGGGAATTCGAGCGGGAAGACCTGCGCAGCGTCAACGTCACAGAGGGCGTCAGCGTGATTTCTGACGACGTGGAGATCAACACGCTGGATTTCACGCTCGACAATTCGGACGATATCGATTTCATCTTCCAAGAGAAGCAGCCCGTCAGCGCCTACGACGGCGCAAAGCTGATCGGCGTCTTTTACATCAAGAGCTCGTCCCGGTCGAGCGAACGGCTCTATGATGTATCCTGCCAGGACGCGCTTGGCATTCTGGACGACGAGCCGTTCGCGGCGGCGGTCTACAGCAGCAAAAACGCGAAGGAGCTGATAACCTCGATTCTCGGCGCGCACTTCACGCTGGACTTCGACCCTGCACTGGAAGACGAGACCGTAACCGGCTATATCCCGGATTGCACGAAACGAGAAGCGCTGCAACAGATCGTTTTCGCGCTTCGTGCGACCATTGACACAAGCGCGTCGCGTGGCGTGCGCGTCCGGAGGCTCACAGCGGCAGCTCCTGCCACGATCCCACTTGATCGGACATACACGGGCGGCAGCGTTGAAACGGCGGCAGTGGTCACGGAGATCCGCGTGACGGCACACAGCTATTCGGCGTCCGGAAGCGGGGAGAACGTGGAGGTCGGCGGTACGACCTACTATCACACGACGTCTGTCACGTCCAAGACCAATCCGAACGCCACCACACAGACCAAGCCGAACGTCATCGAGGTACGCGACGCTACGCTGGTCAACAGCGACAACGTTGCCGCCGTCGCGCAGCACGTCTTTGACTACTATATGCGCCGTCAGACGCACAGTGTCAAAATTGTCATGGACAAGGAAGCCCCGGGCGATTACGTGCAGACCACAACGCCGTGGGGCACGAAGATCACCGGAACGATCACCAGTATGGGCATTCGCCTCAGCGGAATCGCAGCGGCAGAATGCAAGATTATCGGCACATAGAACGGAGGTGCGACATTTGGTACAGGGAGATTCGTATAACCTTAGTGTTACCATCAAGAATAAAGGGCAGCCTCTGGACGTTGCAAGCGTTGAAAAGGTGGAAATTTCTCTGCTTTATCTGCAAAAGAGCTATCCGGGAGAGATCGGATACGAGGACGGAAAGTTTCTGTTTCCCCTCACCCAGCAGGAGACCTTTCGGCTCCCGAAGCTCGGGCAGATGCAGGTGCGCGTGAAATTCAAGAGCGGTGACGTGATTGGCTCGGAGATCAAGCAGATCGACGTTGCGCACGCGCTTTCAAAGGCGGTGTTGTGATGGGCGGCATTGAATTTGAACTCAAGAACCGCGATCCGGTTGACGTTTCCTTTAACGTTTCCGTGCGTGCTGGCGGCTCCGGCGGCGGCTACAACATCGGCCCCGGCCTCAAGCTGGACGCGGAAACGAACACCCTGTCCGTCGATACGGCGGACGCAGTCGAAAAGGACAACACTAAGCCTGTCACCTCCGCCGCTGTGTTTGCGGAGGTAGGAAACATCAACGCCCTGCTGGCAACAATCTAAAGGAGTGATTTTATGAGCACACAAATCGAAATTACCAGATTGCAGACCGCGCGGAACAAGCTGCGCACATGGCTCGTCGGCCTCGGCCTCGCCGCGAGCACGGACAAACTCGACGCGCTGACCGACAAGGCCGCCGCCATCAAAAATCAGGGCGCGGTTGACGCCAACGTCAAGGAGGGAGAGTCCTATACCATCCCTGCGGGCTATCACAACGGCTCCGGCACGGTCAAGGGCGTCTCCGGCGGCGGCAACTACAACCTGCAGGCCAAATCCGTCACGCCGACGAAGGAGCAGCAGTCCGTCACACCAGATCAGGGCTATTACGGCCTGTCCGGCGTGACAGTCGGCGCGATTCCGGAAAACTATCAGGACGTCTCCGCCACGACCGCCGCGCCTGCCGACGTGCTGGCGAATAAAGTCTTTATCGATGCGGACGGCGTAACGCAGGCTGGCACCATGCCGGACAACGGCGCGGTCGAAAAGGTTCTGGACGCTACGACCGGCAATCAGGAATACACCGTCCCGGCGGGCAAGCACTCCGGCGCGGGCAAGGTATCTGTCGCGCTGGAAACCAAGTCCGCCACGCCCGCCGAGGCCGCACAGGACATTACGCCCACCAAGGGCAAAGTCCTCGGCAAGGTCACGGTCGGCGCGATCCCAGACAAATACAAGGACGTTTCCGGCGTGACTGCCGGAGCTGCTGACGTGCTGGACGGAAAGTTTATCGTGCTGGCCGACGGCAGCAAGGTCGAGGGCACCATGGCCAACAACGGCGCGATTGCGAAGACCATCGACGGCCTCACGCAGACCAGCGTAGACATTCCCGCAGGCTATACCTCCGGCGGCACGGTATCGCTGACGGACGACATCGAAAACGCTCTCGCCGCGATTTAAAGGAGGAACAGACATGAGCATACAGACAGAGATCGACCGCATTATCACGGCAGTCGGCGCGTCGTATGACGCAGTGGAGGCCAAAGGAGGCACAGCCCCTGCGGCACAGACCATCGAAGGGCTTGCCGCAGTAATCGGTACGATTCAGACCGGAATCGCTCTGCAGCTGATCGTAACAGTATCCGCCGGTGCGACCGTCACGGCGACAAACGGCTCCAAAACAATTACCGGAACATCTGACAGCGCCGGAGTTTGCACGCTTATCGTACCGGAAGCCGGAACATGGAGCGTATCCGCGACGCTGGACGGGAAAACATCTGACACAAAAGCCGTAACTATCACGGACAGTTACGCGGTGTCGCTTAATTTTGTATATCCGACACTGAATAAAAATACTTGGGAAACAATAAAAGATATATCCGACGCGGGACAGGGCGCGAACTATTGGAGCGTCGGTGACCGAAAGGCTGTAACGCTAAACGGCACGGTTGGACATCTTACACTATCTAATTACACAACATATGCGTTCATTATTGGATTTAACCATAACGCGAGCCTAGAAGGGGAAAACCGTATCCATTTCCAACTTGCAAAGACCGCGCTCTCCGGCGGTACGGACGTGTGTTTCTGCGATAGTTACTATACCTCGCCCGTTTCGACAACCGGCTATTTCTCTATGAACAGTAGTGCAACGAACTCCGGCGGATGGGCGAGCTCGCAAATGCGTACAAATATTTGCGGGACAAGCCTCTCGAGCTATTCCGGAACGATTATCGCAGTCATTCCGGCGGCGCTCCGTGCAGTCCTAAAGTCCGTTACCAAGTACACGGACAATACGGGAAATAATAGCACATCCGCGAGTGCGGTCACGGCGACAAAGGATTACTTTTTCCTCCTCTCGGAGTTTGAGGTTTTCGGGAGCATTTCGAGAGCAAACTCGAACGAGGCGAGTAAGCAAGCGCAGTACGCCTATTATTCCGCTGGAAACAGCAAGGTAAAGTACAAGCACAACGGAACGAGCACCGCCGCTCGTTGGTGGCTCCGTTCTCCGCTTGCGAGCAGCTCCGACGGTTTCGAGAATGTGAACACCAACGGGACAGTCGAAGACCGCACCGCGCGCGCTTCCTTCGGCTTCGCGCCCGGCTTTTGCGTATGAGGGAGAAGCGCATGGAATATATCGTGTATAAGCGGTTCCGTGGGAATGGCATCGATGGAGCATTTAATCTCCGGTACGGAACTGTTGTATCGGAGATTGAAGGGTTCCTGTTTGCAGCAGACGGCAGGCGGATATGCGCTGCGACGTCCGAAAACGGGTGGGAGCATTTCAGGCCGAACACGCAGGAAGGTGCCGAGCGGCAGAAAATGCTGAACGATCTGTACCGATGGTACAGAAAAAACGGCTGCGATGAAGATTTTACGGATGACAAATGGCCGGGGCAGGAAAACGGATACTGGAAGAATCGGCTGCGAACAGCAAGCACAAAGCAATTGGAGAAAATCTATCAAGAGAAATTTGGAGGGACGCCATGTATGCAGTAAAACAGGACGGCGCATTTGCCGGGTATGCGGACAGTATTGTGCCCATCCGACTGCACGGCAACGGTTGTTATGTCCCGTGCAAGGAAGATCAAGCAGAAGGATTTTGCGCTAAGATGGCTGTGACTATTGCAGATGAAGAAGGGAATGAGCATCAGGTGCTTTCTGACATGGTGTTTCATCTCGCAGACCATACGCTGAAAGGCACTGAGCCAGAAGGCAGTTATGATGAAATGGGCGCGGCATTGCCACTCACAGATGCGGAAACCGCCGCTAAGATTCTGCTCGGGGAGGCGGACTGACATGAGCACGTATACCGAGCGGGCGCGGGCGCTGCGCCCCTATATCATCAAAAGCGCAGCCAGTCTCACCGACGCCGACGCGAGTCTCGCACCAGAGCTTTTCACCCGCCTGACCGGCTCTGGCAGCCTCGTCAAAGCCGGCACGCGCATCAACTGGGGCGGCACCATCAAGCGCGCCGCCTCCGACCTCTGGGACACGGCCCAGAACACCCCGGACGCCGCCCCGGCCCTCTGGGAGGACATCGCCTACAAGCAGGGCTTCCGCCTCATCCCCGAGACCATCACCGCCGGACTTGCCTTCTCCAAAGGCGAAAAAGGCTGGTGGCAGGACGAGCTCTACGAATCCCTGCTCGCCGCCAACGTCTGGAACCCATCCGTTAACCCGGACGGGTGGAAGAAGATCACGGAAGAAGGCACATAGCCATGGACACCAAGACCATCATCGTCACCCTCGTCACCGACCGGACGCAGGCGGACGTGGAGCGCGTCAAGGCGCTTGCCGCGAAGGGCTTTGCTGCCATGACCGCAGCCGAGCAGGCGGAATGGCTGGCCGGGATGAAGGGTGCGTACAACGCCGCTGATCTCAATCGCGTGGGGACGGCCCTGAATTATCTGGCGGGCCGCCTCGGAGCGATCTGCGGCAAGAGTATCGCATGGCCCGCAAAAACCGATTGGGCCGTAACGGACATTATAACGGCATCACAGGCCGAGGCATACCGCAAGCAGGTGCAGTCCATCCGGGATGCACTGGCATACCCCGAAGGAACGCCGGACGCGCCCGGCCTCGACCGGCTGACCTACACCGGCGCAAACGACATCGAGCGCATTCTTGCGCTCTGCGAGGAACTGATTGACAACATCACAAAGGCGTTCCGCTACACCGGCGCTGCGGAATGCGCGACAGGAGGCTTGATATGAAAGATCGTCAACCTACAAAAGTCCTTTCCAACGGTGCTATTCGATATGGCATCTACAATTCCGACGGTAGTCTTGATCACTACGAGTACATGAAACGTATGGACGAGCCAACAGTTGAGGGTACGCCTCTCAATAAGGCAAATCTTCTGTCCGATGCCACTGCCGCCAAGCTCTGGCCGAACGCAACCACGAGGCCGGAGGATCCGACAGTCAACGACGCGCTCGGCAAGCTTTCGGAGGGTACGGCCAAAGTCGGCGACATCGCTATCACGTCCCGCACAGACCTGTCCGACGCATGGCTGCCGTGCGACGGTAGGTACATTTCCGGCGAACAGTACCCGGAACTGTTCAATATATTGAGATCCAGCAAGACCAATGCTGCGTGGGATGTTTCCACGTTGATGAACGCAAATCTCTACAATCCAAGCATTTCATATGCAAATGGGTATTGGTTTGTCACGAGCGCGAATAGCAATAGCCCTGATTATCTGGACGGTAAAATCTACTATTCTTCAGACCTTGTTTCTTGGAATGATATTTCTATACCTAAAAATCCATTGAAGGGAAAAAAATATACAGGCCTCACCATAATTAGCAGCAGTATAGAAAGGCAGACTACGGTTCAATACTTAAACGGGGAATATGTGCTTGTCTTTTATATGAGTTTTGTCACAGATCCCGGCGGAGCAAATAGTTCTCGTTTGTACGTTTGTGCGCACACTGATACGCTTAATCCTGTTAGCTGGAAATTCACTGCACTATCTACTACGGCAGACCTTTTACCGGAGAGTTATCCCCCTCCCGTATGGCTGTTTTATGACGGATCAAAGTATATTGCATCGATCGAGTATCAGGACGCTAAGGACTACGAATGTCTATACCGCGCTGATCTCGTCGAAGAACCAGAAGAAATTACTTTAAACGGATGGGCATTTTCAAAATACAGTGCTAACAACTTGCCGAAAAAATATAATGCGGAAACGGGGTATTTTTATAGAATATATGATTACATCGAAAATTCTACGCGCAGGCAACAGCTTCAGCGAACGCAGTATCCTCTCGACCAAAGCTCGTGGACGACTGTTTTCAGCCATACGTCTTTCGACGTTTTGGAGTATGCCGTAGACGGAAATACCATTTCAATCATAACGGCCTCATCGGATAACAAATACGCCTATTTCAAATCCGAAAATAATGGCGCAACGTTTACGCAGGTTATTGCAAACTCTACGATATCTGGTTTAACAGCGTCAAGGTACGAATTTCCCGCTGGTATGATTCTTGCGGACGGCATATCCGTGTGTGTCGCTGCATCATCTGGCGCATACACCACCCAAAAATTAGTACTTGCGGATGATGACGCTTCTGGCTTCGTGTGTATAACAATGCCGCACGCGCTCAACCGGTTCCTCAACACATATCAGCCCGCGGCAGCGTGCGGGAGCTTGGCGGCGGTCGTAACTTCCGCCGCAGGAAATGGGTACGTAATGTATCATGATTTCGCGTATGGAGATAAGAAAATCCCAACAGTTACACCGGGGCTTCGCAGTCATGCCTACATCAAGGCGCTGGAGGAATAGCCATGCGGGATAGAATCGGCACAAACGATCTCGCAAACGGCGCTATCCGGTACGGGGTATATGACGCGAGCGGTAACCGCCTGCGCTATGAATGGCTTCGCCCGGAGGACGAGCCGCTGGAAGCTGGAACGCCGCTCACGGCCGGGAACCTGCTGACGGCACAGAGCGCTGCAAAGATCTGGCGAGCGGGCGACGCACCGGCGAACCCGATGGTAAATGAGGCGCTTGCAAAGCTGGCAGAGCCGAACTATCACGTTGGTGATATCCTCACGACTGTCCGCGTCCTCGCTGCCCCGTGGCACGCGTGTGATGGCTCAACCTTCGATCAGGCTGCATACCCGGCCCTCTACGCAGCCCTCGGCGGCACGACGCTGCCGACGATCAGCTATTCCAGCGATACCACCACCTATATCAAAATGGCGGACGATTAGCCCGGCAAAATAAAAGAGAAAGGTACAGAAAAATGGACACCAAAACCATCATCGTCACCCTTGTCTGCGCCGTGCTCGGCTCGTCCGCGCTTACGGCGGTAGTGAACGCCGTCGTAAGCGCGATACAAAAAAAGCGCGGCAAGGCCACATCGCAGGATGAGCATCTCGGCGAGATTGACAAAAAGCTCGACAAGATGCAGGCGCATCAGAACGAGCAGTATCTGGCAATCCTCCGCCTCACGATCATGAGCGAGGAAATGCCAATGGCCGAGCGGCTGATCGCCGGAGAGAAGTATAAAAAAATGGGCGGGAACGGCGACGTGAAAAAATTCCTGCACCAGCTGGAGGCGCAATGCGGACACAGTAATGGAGTTTAGCAAGAAGTGGCTGATTTGCAGCGCGCTTGTCAGCCTCGCGCTTATCATCGCCTGCGCGGCAGGCGCAGACCTGATGGAGATCACGCTTGCGGTGCTGGCCGAAACAACGGCCTCCAGCGGCTTTTACCTCTGGAAGGCAAAGAACGAGAACCGCGCGAAGTACGCGCAGAAGTACATGGATAAATGGGCCGAGAAATACGGCCCGGAAGCGGCAGCACGCATCGCGGAGATCGTGCTGAAAGATTGAAAGGAGCATACATATGGACTACACGCAAATTATCTCGGCAGTGATCGCGCTCATCAGCGCGCTCGTTTCGGCATTTTTGATCCCGTGGCTCAAAACCAAGATCGACGCGGACAAGCTGCAAACGCTCCGCACTTACGTTGAGATCGGCGTAAAGGCGGCGGAGCAGCTGTACACCGCGACGGACGGCGCGGCGAAAAAGGCGTATGTCGCGAACTTCCTCGCCGAGAAGGGCATTCAATTTGATGTGGAAACGATCGATAAGCTGATCGAGGCCGCCGTGCTGCAGCTGCATCACGAGCTGTACGGGAGTGAGAGGGCATGAGCATCAAAATTGGGCAGGCCAGCCTCGGCGAAACCGGAGGACGCAACCAGCAGCCCGGCAACCAGAATGGGCGGGAGCTGAATATCTCTAACTGGTACAATGGCCGCTGGCTCGGTGTCCTGCGCTATAAGAACCGTAAAAAGGCCGAGCGGGCCGCGCAGACGTGCGAGGCGGCCATTAAAAACCGGAATATCGGTTACGACATGAGCGACCGGAACACGGCGTATGAGGCCGCCAGAGCCGTCCAGTGGGACGTGAGCAAGATCACAAAGCCCGTGGAGACGGACTGCTCCGCGCTCATGATGCTCTGCGCCGTGGCCGCAGGCTGCGCGTCGGTCGAAGCACTCTACCGTCGGCAGGGCAACAGCTGCACGACATACTGCATGCTGCACGATTGGCCAGCAACGGGAGATTTTGTGCTGCTGACCGGCAGCAAGTATCTGACGACGGACGCCAATCTCCTGCGCGGCGACGTACTGGTAAGCGAGGGCCATACGGTCATGGCACTCGAAGATGGAAAAAATGCAGAGGAGGAAACCGAAATGGTAGAAAAAAGCAAGATCATCGTGGACGGCAAGGAAGTCGCCGTTGAACGCATCCTGAAAGACGGAACGAACTACGTCAAGGTGCGCGATCTGGCCGCAGCGCTGGATCTCGAAGTGAGCAACAAGGGCAATATCGCTGTGCTGAATCACAAGGAAAAGTAAGGAGGCGGGGCCTATGTCGCCGCAGGCGCGGGCCAAGCTGCCGCCGGAGCTGGGCCGCCTGACCCGCAAGGACATGGAGGCCGTGATCTATCAGGCCAATCTTGGCCGGGAGAATGAGAAGATCGCGCACCTTTACTTCGTGGACAAGCTCCCGCAAGTGGACGTTGCAACAGAATTGTATCTTGGCCGCGCCACGGTACAGCGACGCCTGCCGGAGATCATGGCGCGGATGAAGGCTGCGTCCGGCAGTCTTCCAAACTGAGCGGAAATGATGCACAAGTGATACGCAGCTGAGGCACATCAAAACGCAAAAAAGCCCATACTGGACACATCAAAGGAGTGTTCGGTATGGGCTTTTCTTATTTCAATCCAAATCCCGCTGGGCAGAAGGTCGGGGACTGCACCGTCCGGGCTATCGCAAAGGCGACCGGGAAGAGCTGGGACGAGGTGTATATCGGCCTGTGCCTGCAGGGGCTCATTATGGGCGATCTGCCGAGCGCGAACAGTGTATGGGGGGCGTATCTCCGGCAGCAGGGCTTTACCCGGAACGTAATCCCGAACACGTGCCCGGACTGCTATACCGTCGCGGATTTCTGCGCAGATCATCCGCGCAGCGTGTATGTGCTGGCGTTATCAAGCCACGTTGTGTGCGTGGAGGATGGGACGTATTTTGACACGTGGGATTCTGGGAGTGAAATTCCACTGTTTTATTGGGCAAAGGAGGAAGCATGATGTTTGGACAACAGCCGTATGTGTATCAGCAGCCGATTTACAATCAGTCGCCCATGCCGCAGATGCAGGAGCCGCAGATGCAGATGCGTCCGCAGTATCAGCCCGCGCCGCAGATGCCGACTTATCAGCCGCAGCCACAGCAGCCGCAAAACCAGTCGATCATCTGGATCCCGAACGAACAGGCGGCAAACGACTTTATTGTCGCGCCCAACAACGCAGTAACGCTTTGGGATATGAACGCGCCGGTCGTGTATGTGAAAAAGGCCGATGCAAGCGGAAAGCCGAGCATGACAACGTATGATCTTGTGGAGCGCGCACAGACCGTTATAACGCCCACAGCGGCCCGAAGGGACATGAGCGAGGAATATGTGACCCGCAAGGAGTTCGACGAGCTTGTAGCCAAGCTGACGGCTCCCAGCGTAAGACCGACGCGCAAGACAAAGGAGGCAGACAATGAACCCACTGTTTAATGCTCTGGGCGGCGGGCAAATGCCCGGCCAGATCGGCCAGTTTCAGCAGCTGGTGCAGCAGTTCCGGCAATTCCAGAGCGCATTTAAGGGGAATCCGAAAGCAGAGGTTGAAAAGCTTGTGCAGTCGGGCCAGATATCGCAGCAGCAGTTAAATCAGCTGCAACAGGTGGCAAGCCAGTTTCAGCAGCTTCTTGGATAACTTAGATTTCAATTCGTGCGCACGATTGAGATAAATTTCAAAATCTACGAAAGGAGAAAACTATGAGTTTGAATGGCGATGGTATTCCTATGAACATGCCTGTTGTTCCGGCTGGCACGAACAACGGTAATGGATGGGGAGGCTTTGGCGGCGATAACGGCTGGTGGATTATTCTGTTCTTCATTGTTCTGATGGGGTGGAATCGGAACGGTTGGGGCGGCAATAATGGCAGCGGCGCTGCGGACAACTATGTTCTTGCAAGTGACTTTGCTACGCTTCAGAGGCAGATTGACAGCGCGGCGTCCACACTCGAGCGTAAGGGCGAAATTACCCAGCAGGGGCTTTGCGACGGATTTTACGCAATGAACACTACGTTGCTGAACGGTTTCGCCGGTGTCAATCAGAACATGAACACTGGCTTCCAGTCCGCCGAGCTTTCCCGTTGCAATCAGCAGGCGGCGCTCATGCAGCAGCTTAACGCGATGCAGATGCAGGCGGCGAACTGCTGCTGCGAAAACCGCGCTTCAATCGCCCAGGTGCGCTACGACATGGCGACGCAGGCATGCGACACCCGCAACACCGTGCAGAACACCACGCGCGACATCATCGACGCGATGAACTGCGGCTTCCGCAGCATCGACCAGCGTCTGACGGCGCAGGAGCTTGCGGCGAAGGACGCGAAGATCGCCGAGCAGAACCAGCAGCTCTTTGTTGCGCAGCTTGCGGCAAGCCAGAACGCTCAGACGCTCGATCTGCGTAACTATGTGAGCGGGCAGTTGGCATATTACAACCCGCGCCCTGTTCCGGCATTCAGCGTTCCGGCCCCGTACCAGTACGCAGGATGCAACAGCGGTTACAACTACGGCTGCGGCAACTGCGCGTAACAACTCCACATCGTAGAGCTTTTTCGTGGCCTCACGAAAATGGTCGGCCCCCATTGCCGATACTCGATAGCAACGCGGCGGGGCAATCGTCCCGCCGCTGTATTTTTTATGAAAGGAATGATTTTATGGCAACATATAAGGAACTCAAGAAGAAATTCATCGATCACCTGATGGGCGTGGATCTGTACAAGATGAACATCACGGATCTCTATACATACGCCTGTATCCTGAAAACGGTGGACGAAATGGAGCAGCCGAGCTGCGCAGAGGCGATGAAGACGGCGATGGAGCCGATTTTGAACTACTGCAAAGCAGGCAATTCGGGAAGCGGGGTGTTTGGGATTGGCTGAGTTTACAAATTCCAACGTCGTCGGCGTCGCCGCCGGGCAGAACGTCCCTCTGATCTCCACGGCAGCTTGCGGAAAGCCGTGCATCGTACATCGCGAAGGAAGCGGGCTCGTTACGCTGCGCGGGCTTACGCAGCAATGCAAGGCGAAGTTCCGCGTATCCTTTGGCGCGAATATCGCCGTACCTACAGGCGGAACAGTAGGTGCCATTACCGCTGCGCTCGCAATCAACGGCGAACCTCTGAGCAGCGCCACAGCGACCGTAACCCCTGCGGCTGTTGAGAACTATTTCAACATCTTCGTTTCCACATTCGTGGAAGTCCCGCGTGGCTGCTGCCTGACTGTAGCGGCGAAGAACACCAGCGCGCAGGCAGTAAGTTTCGCAAATAGCAATATGATCGTCGAGCGCGTATCGTGAAAGGAGGATGCAATATGTACGATTTGAGAAACCTGCGTGAAATGCTCTGCAAAGAGCTGGACGAAATCGCCGACAAGCGCGAAATGTCTGCGGGCGATCTGGACGCGATCCAGAAGCTGACAAGCTCCATCAAGAATACCTACAAGATCGAGACGGCTGAAGACGGCGGCTATTCCCGCGACGGCGAGTGGGAAGCGGATATGCGCGGCACATATGGACGCGGAAGTTCATACCGTGGGCGCCGCCGCGACGCAATGGGCCGCTACAGCCGCACAGACGCCCGCGAGCATATGCATGCGCAGCTGGAGGATATGATGCGCGACGCGGACGACGATAAAACCCGTGACGCGATCCGCCGCTGCATGGAGCAGATCGAGCGGGCATAA